GTGCAACTTCACCTAATGTCTTCGTTCCTTCTACCGCAGATTCAATTGCATCAACTATGCCATCTTTAATTGTCTGCCCTATTTCTCTATATTTATCATTAATCTTATTTAAATTCAACATATTTTGGTACTCAGCTTCATTCAAATTTCTTTGTGCTATTAATCTTTTAATCTTCAATTCTAAATTTTCTACTTCTGTATAATTTCCAGTCTCTTTAGCTAAATTTGCTGCTATAATCAACTCTTTTGACTGCCACTCAATTTCAAGCTGCTGTCTTGCAATGTCTATTTCTTTCGATTCAAGCTCAAATTGACCTTCTTTCAAAGTTAATTTCTCCTTCTCTAGTTTCGTCTTTTTCTCTAGAATTTCAATATCTATATTTTGCATTGCAGCTATTCTCGCATCAATTGCTTTATTTGCTGCACCAGGATCTTTATTCAGATTTTCTCTTACTGAGTTTCTCCATTCCTGAGTACCCTCTTCCCCACTAAACATTGGAGTCCCCATTCCTCCTGTCATAACATTGCCAAGAAAGCTTCTCCATTTAGGAATATTATTCTCTTTATTAAATTGATTAGTTGCATCCTTCATCGCAGCTTTAGCTCTATTCCCCTGCTCGATAAATTGAAGCACATCAACTAAAAATGCCAAAGGTCCAGAAACAAACCCCATAAGCCTTGTCGTTGCTATCGAAATTAGATTAGAAAACTCTTCCCATTCTCTACTAAATTTCTGTAAATTTTGGAAACCCTGTTCCCCAAGAATTATCTTCAACCTATCTGTAACCAGAGCAGCCGCACTAGCCTTTCTTCCTAGTTTTTCTAATTTCTGAACTTGTTTACCTAATGCCGTACCTACTAAACCAGAAGCTTGTACTAAAGCAGAAATATTCTCCGTAGGGTTTCGTAACGCCTTCCCTAATTCATTTACCTTGGCTACAAAAGCATCTAATTGTTGACCTACAGCACTAAGTAAGATTTGCGCTCCAAACCCTTTTCCTGCCCCCATTCTACTCTGAAGCATCGCTCCCGCAGTACCACCAGCTACAGAGCCGAGGCCACCACCAAACAACATTGGGAAACCAGCTCCTAACATTAAATTTTCTCTAAACCTACTTTGTGCCATCGCATTTTCGTCTGCCGCTCTTTGCAGACGCATTGCACGACTATTCTTCATTCTTTGATATCTATTCCATACATCTCTATTTACAAAATCACCTCTTTCACCTGTGACAGGATCTCTTCTACCTCTACCAGGCACAAAAGCCGCTTCACGTTTCCGTTGTTGCCCTAACCTCATCGATGCATCTAATTGCTTCTCTATCTCTAAAGTCTCTGCCTTTTGAGCAGCTAGGGCTGCACGTGCTGCGATCTGTTCCTTCCTACTTACTTGTCCTACTAATAAGCCAGAAATCTCAAGTTGCTTTGCCTTCTCCTGCGTAATTTTAGCTTCCCAACCTAGAATTTCTCTTTTCAAAGACGCAAATCTAGCGTCTTCAGGATCTAATCCAGCAAGCCTCCTTGACTTTTTCTGTACTACTGCCTCCATTCTCTGCATACGGCTTGGTCTTCTCTGACCTAACCTGTCTCCAGCAACATTATCTATAACCCTATCTATCTCCATCCCACTAGGACGCATGGCATCCCAAGCAAGTCCAGGGCCACCGAAAATCTGTGGCATCGCATACGCAGCAGCAGCAGCAATTTCAGGTAATTCTCTTACTAACCGTCCAATAGAAGTAAACGCTGATTGATAATTTCTCTCAATACTCCAAATAACATTAGCAGCAGCATTTTCAAACTGAACAAAACCTTTAACTGCCCCAACTACCCAATCAGCACCACCTAAAACTGCATTTAATCCAATTGCACCTATTCTTAACGCAGTAAATCCTTCTACTCCTCGTTGAACGAATTCCGCAATAGCTTTAGTATTTCTACCCCAACCAGTTTGGAGTAAATTCATTCTCTTAATTACACGTTGAATCCCATCTGCTAAACCAATGATATGAGCCGATTGATTAAACCAACTTCCTGCTGCTTTGCCACTGAAAACATTAAGATTAAGTTTACCAATACCTAGTAAAGTTTGGATGTCTCCCCTCATCCTTTTCCCTATATTTGCTGTCTGATCGAAAATACTTTTTTGATTTCTTAATCTATTCCTTTCTGTCTTTTCTGTTTTTTCTGTTGTATTTAACTCTTCTTTCTTAAGTTGATTAGTTGCATTTAAACGTTCATTTATTCGTCCTATGACGATATCTATCTGCTTATATTCCTCCCCATTAAGATCTACAAGACTTAACGCCTTTTGTAATTCTGATCTATAAAGAGATAGAGATGCAATATTATTAGCGATCTTACCTTCCATCCCCAATAATTGCTGATTTCCCTTAAACCCTTTTGGTGTGTCAAATCCACCTGTTGCATATAACTTGCTTTGAGCTGATATTCTTTGTAATTGAGCAAGACGCAAAGCCTGTTCTGCTTTAGTTTGCGCCTGAACTGAACTTACATATAACGCCCCACCAATTGATGCATTATTAGCAGCAGTTGCTAATGCAGAAATTTGTCGTTTTAATATTGCCTCATTACTAGCAAGTGCCTTATTAGTTTCAGCTATCTTTTTTATAAAATTACCAAGATCTCTCGCAGCAGCATTAAACGAGCCAAATTTACGCTTATCTTGATCAAGAAGACTTGAAGTATTTGCTAAATCCTTAAGCAGAATCTTAATTTTTCTAAGCCCTATAGCACTCCGATTTAACGCTTTAGGATCTAACGAACTTTTGGAAGTTGCGGAAGTTCTAGCTAATTCTTTTGCAGACTTAGATATCTGCTTAAATTCAGTACTTACTCCCTTTAAAGACTTAGAAAGATTACCAAACTGCTTATTGATTGCTACTACAGACTTATCAATACTTCCTAAAGACTTCCCAAGCTTATTGACAGCCTGTTTTAAAGCCTGATCTTTAACTTTAAATTCAATTGTCCTTAAATATGCGCTAGCCACTCACAAAAAGGAAAAGATTACATATAGCTTACCTTGTTTGTGTTCGCCTAGCAGCTCCTTGTTGTGCTGATTGACGATCTCTTTCCATCTCCTCACTCTGAAGAGCAAAAAAAGCAGCCCAATATATCATTTCTTCCTTTGTCAAAGTCTGTGTTAACTCTGCAACTGTTTTACCTAATTCCTTAGCTAAAGAATAAACAAAACGTACTTCGCCTTTAGCTTTTCATATCTGCTTTCGCTGTTTCCACCTCCTTGTCTGTACCTGATTCCAACATCGCTAATTGAATTTCCTGCAAAACAGCAGCTTCAACTTCTCTCCTTAAAGCAGCTTTGTCTCCATCCTGAAAAAGCCTTGCACCAGCAGAATCCAATGCTTTTTCAATCATTAAGGCTAATGCAAAGTTATTTGCATCATCAGAATTACCACTCTTTTTATTGATGGATTCTCTTTCTGCAATAGTTAAAGGATGCCAATAAACAGTTAAAACTGATTGACCATTCTTAACTACTTCATGTTGATAAAGCTGATCAACCCCGAAATTATTGCGAAGCAGCTCAATAGCTTTAGACATAAGTAAAAATCGTTTCTATAATAATAGTATACTAAGCGATTGCTGAAAACTGACAAGTGATAACACCTAGGTAATGAGCTTCATCTTCATCCTCAATAACTCCAGGCCCAACAACTTCTCCTGCTCTTGGTTTACAATTAAACGTATCTGTATAATTGGAAGCGTTTACAGAAGTTAAACCATCAATAACTGATTCTCCTATAGCTGACAAGACTGAGGTTCCTTTGTTTTTTGGAACATAAATACTACATTGAATAAAACCTGAATAATAATCATTTGATGCACCTTGATTTTGCATTGTTGATTGTCCAAAATTCATTGATATAACTACATATTTTTTAGTTTTACCAGGTTTTATATAAGCAACATTGTCATAAACTACATTTACAGTTGCATCCGCAGCAACTACTGCATCCGTTACAGCTTTTTCAAAGGCAGCTCTAGTGTTTACTAATGTCATAGGTCTTGATATTGAGTTTGTACATCTAAACGATTCTCCCCAATAGTATCTCCTCCAACACTAATATTAGGTCGTTCGTCTCTAAAAAATCTATCAATTTTTTGTGATAAACCTTCTTTAAATGCACCTGCGCCACCTGCTAAATAAGGAAAAACCTTCGACTTTGGAGAGAATAAAGCTTGAGGAGTATATTTAGCAGTATTTCCTATAAAGACACTACTATTTAATTTAAAAGTTTTAGGAACAGGATGACGTTGTTTAATATAAGCTTTTTGACCAGGAGCTAATCTATTCCCATTGACTTTCAGAGCAGACCAAGGAGAATACCCCGCACGATTATCTTCTTCAATAGGCATAACAGAACTTGCCTTCCAACTAGAAGCAAAGAAACCAGTTAATACAGGACTAACTTTCCTTGAGGTCAAGTCACTAACAACAGCAGCAACAAAACCATTTAATTGCGCTTCTACTTCATCCTCAAAATCATCAAGAATCTGTTTCGCAAAAATCTCTGCCTTTACATTTGTTGGTAGCCGTCTTCTCCTAGCAGATCTTTCAGCCATTAGAACCTCACTAATAAAGTATGTAAATAAACTTGACCACCCCTTCTAGTATCAATATCAACTATTTGAGCTGTATGAGTCCCTCCTGCATAACTTAAAATAACCTCATCATCAAAAGTAGGTTGATTACCACCTATTAAATCTGGTGTTATATATATCTTTGCTTGTCTTAATTCTCTACCAGTATCTTCTTCTGATTTAATAAATTCAATTGGAACTTTAATACTCGCATAACTTGTATCAGTTGAAGTTACAACGCCTGTACTTGTGTTGTAACTGGGAGAAGCTCTCCTTGTATAAGTAATAGTTGTATCTAAATCTGTACCCAGACTAGAAACAACTTGCTTTGCAATGCTTTTTAAAGCTGTGTCAAGTGAACCAGCCATTTAACCTCTCACTACTCTTACTTGATAGCTGCCTGAACCACCTAAGCAGTAAGCACCTACATAAGATTGTAACCAAGGGTAAACATCAAAAACATTATTTACTGCACCCATACCCTGACTATCTGATGAATATTTAACCTCAATTTCACCTAATTTAACTTGTTCAATATTTCCATCAGTTCCTTTATTTCCTGTGATAGCGTCAGTTTCATTCGCCAATGCTCTAGCCAATTCATACTGTGCATATTTGATGTTTTTAGGTATGGTTGTGCATACCAATTCAACATCATCGACCTCGTAATTGTTTCGGGGCCATTTGAGAGCTTGTCCTTCT